TTCGCATCATGGCTCACAAACAAGATGCCAGCGGTTGAGAAGGCCATAGGAGAAGTAATGGACTTCGTCGACGAGAAGGTCAAATGGCTGAAGGAAACCATAAACGACTTCACCAGCGGCGAAGACTGGGAGAATGCGGACATCTGGGAGAAAATCAAGATCGCATGGGACAAGATAGTCGCCGAGCCTTTCAGCGCATGGTGGAACAGCACCGGCAAGGCATGGTTCGCAGAAAAGGCAGCAGCCATCGGCAAAGGACTGGGTAGCGGCCTCAAAATGGGCCTGCTGGCCATACTCGGAATCGATGTAAGCAAGACCTTTGATGAAGGCCAATCCGTCGGAGCCAGCTTCATACAAGGCTTCAAGGAAGGCTTCGACACAGAGCAGATAACAGAGGCCCTGAAAACATGGGCCGAGAACAACAAGGAAGTAGTGGCGGTCCTCGGAGTAGTCCTCGGAGGGAAGCTCATAGGCGGAATTTACAAGGGCGTGAAGGAGGCAAAGAGCCTCATCACGGACATAAAGAACATTTTCAGCAAGGGAGCATCCAACACGGCAGCGAACACTCTACCGTCCGCTTACACCACTACAACCATGACCGTCACGGCAAGCGTAGTGAACGTTTACGGTAGCGTCGTTAATAACGCAGGGAAAGTCGTTGAAACGGTCACAAAGGGAGCCGGGAATCTTCTGACATCAACAGCAGGAGGAGCGGCTGGAGCGGCGCTTGTTACTGGAGGAGCAGCAAAAGCCCTACTCACAGGAGGAACAACAGCGGGACTTCTCACAAGCGGTTCAGCTGCAGCGGGAGCAGCCGGAACAGCGGCTGGGTATTCGATATGGGCACCAACGACCGCAGCGGGAACCGAAGTACTGCTCGGTACTACTGGAAGCGCAGTAACTGCAGGATTAGCAAATACAGGAATCGCCCTCGGAAGTACCGCGTCTACAATTGGAGGAGCCGCAGCTGCGGGCGCAGCAGGAACCGCAGGTATAATCGGCGGCCTGCTTGGACTTGGAAGCGCAGCGATTGACCTATTCAAAGGCATCGGCAAAAGCAAGGAAGGCGACACAAAAGGAGCCAAGGACGAATATGTCACAGCAGGCACCAAGACCGGCATGGTAGCCGCAGGAGCAGGCACAGGAGCACTGATAGGCTCCGTGGTACCCGGCGTAGGAACAGCCATCGGCGCGCTCGTAGGAGCAGGCGTCGGAGGCATAGGCGCGCTATTTGGAGGAGACAAGGCAGGCAAAGCGCTATCAGACGCTACGGACAAAGACGGCGGCCTGACGAAGCTCTGGGAATCCATCAAAACAGGAGCCTCGAACGCCGGAACATGGGTAGCTGACAAATGGGGAGAGACCGGAGACTGGATAAGCGACAAATGGAGCGGCTTCAGCGACTGGTTCGACACCTCGGTATGGACGCCGGTAAAGGACGTCGGAATTTCAGCAATCAACATCGCAGCCGGAGCGTGGAGCGAGGTAAGAGACTGGATCGGCGACAAGTGGTCGGATTTTTCCGGCTGGTTTGGCGAAACGGTCTGGACCCCGGTAAGCAACGCAGCACAAGTGGCAGGCCAATGGGTAAGCGACAGATGGAACGACGCCCGGACATGGGTAGGAGACCGCTGGTCGGATTTCTCCGGATGGTTCGAGGAAAGCATATGGGCACCGGTGAAGACCGGAGCACAGGCCGCGGGCGAATGGGTAAGTGAAAAATGGAGCGACGCCAAGACCTGGGTAAACGAAACCTGGGGAACCGTTTCTGACTGGTTCTCCGAAACGGTATGGGAACCGGTAAAAGGCGCAGCGGAAATAGCCGGAGAATGGCTGGGGACGCAATTTGACGCAGCCTGGACAGCCGTAAGCAACGCATGGGACGGAGTATCCGGCTGGTTTGAAGACAACGTATGGGGACCGATTAAAAGCGGTGCAACCGAAGCCTGGAACTGGGTAGGAGAAAAGCTCGGCGGCATCGGCGAATGGATCGGCGACGAGTGGACGAGCTTCAAAGACTGGCTTGGAGGCTTAGGACAGAAGGGATCGAAAGAAACCGGACTGACCACCAGCCAAGGAAAAGGCAGCATCCTCGAACACGCCCACGGCGGAATCATGACAAAGCCGCACATGGGAATCGTGGCCGAAGCAGGAGCCGAAAGCATAATCCCTCTATCACCAAGCAAAAGAACGCGCGGCATAGACCTATGGAGGGAGACAGGAGAACTGCTGGGAGTAAGGCCATACGCAGACGGAGGCGTAGTCGGAAAGATAAAACTGGACGACGAAGACATGCCGGTAGCCACCGGCAACAACAGCGGAGGCGTAACAATCAAGATAGACGTCGCCGCAAACCCGGAGTTTACAATAGGCACAGGCAGCGCCGGAGACGACGAGCAAATCCTCACCGTTCTGAAAGCGCATATCCGCAGCATGGCCGACGACATCGGCGACGAGCTGGCGGAGAGACTCGCCCGCATTTTTGTAAACATGCCAGTTAAAGCATAAGGAGGAGCGCGATGGACATTTACATCACCGATATTAAAAGCGGGACGCGAGTGGCGCTGTCGATGCTCCCGGACACCGTAAAGCTCAAGACTTCCGGGAAGTTTCAGAGCTACGACATAATAAACGCCGGGGAAATCAAGCTCCCCAAAGGACAAAAGCTCACAGACATAAGCTGGAGCAACACGATCCTCCCCGGCGCAAAACGGAAGAACGCGAGCTACGTAAAACGACAGCACTGGAAAGCGCCCAACGAGATCATAAACACTTTAGAGAGCTGGAGGAAGAACGGAACCCGCCTAAAGCTGATGGTTACAGAAACCGTGATAAACCACGACGTATACCTGGACGCTTTCACGGCGGAGGCCACAGGAGGAGCGGGAGACTACAAATACAGCATTTCGTTTATCGAGGCAAAGGACATGATGGTTTATACCGTCAGCGAGCTCGGAATGCAGCCAGCCTCCCCCACCAACAGCAACGTAAGCAACACAACCCGGCCAGAGCCACCGAAGGCAACAACCTACACGGTGGTAAAGGGAGACAACCTATGGGCGATCGCGAAGAAATACCTGGGCAATGGAAATCGCTACATGGAGATTTACAACGCAAACAAGGTAACCATAGGCAGCAACCCGGCACTGATCCGTCCGGGACAAGCACTCACAATTCCAAGTTAGGAGGCGAGGAACAATGATAGACATTTCAAAAGTGAAGTACCAGCTGATCCTCGTCACCGAAGAAGGGAAAGAGATAGACATCACAGGAGCGACCGAAGACCTGGGCTGGGAGGAGGGCGAAGTGGAGCTGGCGCTTCGCATTTCCTTCTCCATGGCCAACATCAAATACGAAGGTCAGCTTTTATCAAGCATAGCAAAGCCGGGCTGCGTAGTCGCAGTAATCGCAGACTGGGGAACCGGGAAGGAAGAAGTCGCACGCGGCAAGATATCTGAATGGGACCCTTTATTCAGCGCAGGCGGCAACATTGTCTACATCACAGCATACGACGATTTAATCAACCTGCAGGGCAGTCAGGACAATCGCTACTACAGCGCAGGCACCGGCACCAAATCCGCAATCACCGGGATATTCAACGACTGGGGAATCCCGATCGGAGAATACAAAGGACCGGACGTCGCCCACGCAAAGACGCTGTTCAAGACGGAATATTTAAGCGACATAATAATCCAGCTGCTCGATGACGCAAAGAAAAAAGGCGGAGCGAAATGCTTCGTCCGGAGCTCGAAGGGCAAGGTGAGTGTCCTGCCCGAAGGAAACAACACAACGATATATCACTTTGACGAAGACAAGAACGTGGAGATCGCAAGGGACATGATGAGCATAACCACCCTCGTGACCCGGGTAAAGGTCGTCGGCAAAGAGGACTCGGACGGAAAGCAGGCCGTAGAAGCCGTGGTCGATGGATTGACTAAATACGGCATACGGCAACAGATCTACGTCCGAGACGAAGACGACACCCTGGCGACAGCCAAGGCTGCAGCACAGGAAATAATCGACGAGGCAGGAAAGCCGGACCAGGTCCGCACCGTAAACGCGCCAGACGTCCCCATGATCCGCAAGGGAGACCGCGTCCACATTAAGGCCGGAACCCTGAACGGATACTACATCGTAAAGGCGATATGGCACGACGCAGCGGCCAAGACCATGTCCATGGACATAAAGCCCATGGAAGAAGCGAAACCGGCAGCAAGCACGCAGCAAAGCGCAGCACCGGCGACGGCATTCAAGACCGGAGACCTCGTCGAGATAATCAGCGCAGCAGGCGACTACTACCCAGGCAGCGTAAAAATTCCGGGATGGGTAAAGCAAGACTACTACCACACCATAACCCAGACGACCTACGGAGGGAAAGAGGTCGTAAAGGGCGGAGTGAAATGCATGCTGCTCGGGAAGAAGCAGAAAAAGAGCGGCGGCAGCTCCATAGCCGGAATCAATACATGGACGAACGTCGCCCACCTAAGAAAAGTATAAGGAGGACACGCCATGAGCGGAAGCGGCAACCCAGGAATGAGCAAGCTCGGAAAAGTCCTCCAGGAGCGAATGAAGGCGTGCGGAGAATCCCCCCTCCTGCTTGACTTCGGAGCAATCCAGAGCGACATGAGCCTGCTCACAAACACATACCCAATACCAATACCAAAAACGGACTATACCGTTTGCAGACAGCTCACGCTGGGCGCCACAGGTGCCGTTTTAACGACGACACCGACCGGAGGGATACATTCACACGGACCCAGCGGAGAACACGCACAGGAGAGCGGCTCTGGCTCCCACAGCCACATAGATGAGGGAGGTCACAGCCACAACGTGCTCATACCGGAGAAAATGAGGAAGCTGAAGCCTGGCGACCGAGTGCTCGTGGCATGGGTACAGAACGAGGCGGTCGTGGTTGATATTATTCTGCCAGCCGCGTCGATTTAAGGAGGACACGGAAATGGAAAACATAAACCAGTTATACCCCGTATTCGATGTCCCGGAACTCGTAACGACAACCGCAGCAGAAGAACAGAAATACAAAGGCAGCGTTTATTTTGATTACAGTATCGGCGACTTCAGACGCGACGGAGCAGGAAAGATGACCGTCGCAGAAGGACGAGAGGCATACGCGCAATGGTGCGTAAAAGTCGCCATGACGGAACGAATGGCGCACCTTTCCTACAACAGCGACATCGGAACAGAAATGAAAGAGGCGCTGGCGCATTCAGACATTGAGGCCGTCAAGTCTTCCATAGAGCGAACCATCACGGAGGCGCTCATGGTTAACAAGGCGACCGAGTACGTCCGGAACTTTGAATTCACGAACTCCCCAGGAGAACTCAAATGCGAATTCACGGTCAAGGGCAAAGAGTGGGAAGAAATACGCCTCGCGGCCTACTACAAAACGTAAGGAGGTGAGAACATGGCAAGACCGGAGTTTATAGCACCGGCGTGGATGGAAGGGCAAGACAGCGAGACAATCCACAAAAGAATGATGGACATGCTGCCGGAGGACATCGACGACACACAGGGCGGCTTTCCTTGGGACTTTACCAAGCCAACCGCCAACGAGAAGGCGGAACTGCTCGAATTCGAGCTAATGGAAGCCATCAAGCTCATGCACCCCATGTGGGCATATGGAGAATGGCTCGACATTCACGCAGCGGAAGTAGGACTGACAAGGAAGGCGGCAAACCAGGCATCGGGAAC